ATACATATGTAACATAAATATCCATAAGATTATAAAAATGTGGATTATAAACTTTGGATAAATTATATATATTTAACTCCATTTTTTCACCTCCTATTATTATTTACTTCTTATGTATGCAAATTACTTTTTTTATTTCTTGAATTTTTTCAAAAAAAAGTTATTAAATTATTAATGAGGTGTAATTTATGAACTTAAAAGATAAGAAAATGCAAGAAGCAAAACGCAGACTTTCTGTACTTGAGGAAAAATTAAATTTTTTAGAATTTTCAAACAACCCTGATAAAGAACAACAGATTATAGACTGCAAACACGATATAGAAAAACAAAAGCGTATAATTAAGCACACATCAAGCTACTAAAAAAAATCTAGATCTAACGGTCTAGATTTTTTCAATAAATTCATTCATTACATATGCCTTTTTATCTTTGTATTTTATCTCTGTCCACTTCGGTCCTTGTTTAATTACTTCTAATTCATCACCTTTATAGACAATACCAATTACATTTCTTTCATTAACTCGATTTTCACTTCTAACATTTAATGCATCCGCTATTACTTTTACCATGCTATTTACCTTCCTTTATAATAAATTCATTTTTAAATTTGAATGTTCTATTACCAGTCATTATGATGCTATATGTTGGCATTTCTTCAACAACCGTAAAATACGAATCCCATAAATAGAACGGGAGTTTATCCCCGTCCATATCTACAGCACCTCTCACTACTTTAACCTTAACCATTACTACTTTACACCTTTCTTAAGTATTTTCCAGACACCCAACCACTAGGAATTCTAGCCCATCCGTTCGACCATTCTTTAACAGTTACTCTTGTACCTTCGCTGATACATCCGTCTTTATCATAATCATGTTTTTTTGCATCTTCAGTTAATTCATTATATGTTTTTCTTCTAAAGTTTTCTCCCGGACCAGTACGAACACTTAAATCACTGGCGGTTACTTCATAAGTCCCTAAATTTTGTGCTACACTATCTTGAACTTTGCAATATTGTAGAGATACCCAGCCTTCGCCAGTAAATCCCCAACCATTTTCCTCTTTAGAGATGGTTAATTCTGTACCATTGGCATAAGCCTTAACCTTTGCACCGTTTGGAGCATTACGACAGTTTACACCGCTTGGCGTATCGACTTTAACTTTATAACTAACCCCACTAGGCTCTTGTGGAACCTGAACAGAATTATCATAATCAATATCACATAACCATAATATATGTGTGAATTTTCTGTTTGCTACTTTTGTTTTAACTGTACCATATGCACTTCCACGAGCTTCGATACATTCTCCATTTCCGATATAAATGCCAATATGTCCTTGCTGCCATAAAGCACAACCAGCTACTGCACCGCTTATATTGCTGATAGGTTCAATGCGTGTAGCAGTTTCTTTATATTGACTAGATCCTCTTACTTTACCAGTGCACCAGCTAATAAGTCCGCTACAGTCAGTACACACTGTTCCGATTTTTCCTTTTTCCTTATTATATGTAAGATATTTTGGATAGCTGTTAGCTAACGATCTTAATTTAGAATCTGTTAATACAGCTCCTTTCATCCCGTATACATAGTTAGTACCTAATTTAGATTTTGCGAAATTTACTAATTCATTTGCTGTTTTTGACATAAATAAAAACCTCCTTATTTAAAAGTAGGCTCAAGGCTCATTACTTTTTTAATTCATCAATACGATGATGTGCTGATTTTAGGCTGTTTTCTACAACAGCCATACGTTCGACTACAGAATTATGTTTTTCGACCTCCTTAGTCAATTCATCAATTCTATAATTCATCAACGCATTTGATTTGTTATTACTACTCATTGTTGCTATTACTGATGGGATAGCAACGCACAAACCACTTATAATAGCGGTAACTACTACATCGCTCATACAATCACCTACTTAACTGGTTTGTCATATTGTTGAGCACGTTCGGAATCACTAACCCCTTGAGTTGTAGGATCAACAACAACTCCCAAAATAACAAGTAATGCAAATACGGCATTTACTACAGCTAATAACTTATTACCTAAATCGCCAAAATCTAGTGTATAGCCAAACACCGCTCCCACTACCTGAATAACTAACAATACTGCTGGAATAACACTCAGCCAAAATTGTTTGTTAGCAATTCTTACTTTCCAATTAATCTTCATAACAGTTTCCTCCTTAAATTTTATTAAGTACAGCTAATACATAGCCTTCCTTGATACCTTCGTCATTAATAATCTGTTTAATCTGCGTTAACTGTGATTTCGAAGTATAATTGACTTCTTCTTCGACAGTTTCGATTTCTCTAAATAAAATATAATCGTTCTGCTCGTAATCATTTTGTTTTATAATTTTGTAATTTGATTCCAAAAGTTCACTAAATTTACTTGCCGTAACGTCTAATTCATGCGTTTTAATCATAATTTCATGCCGTCCTTTCATCTTTAATTTTTCGTGTACCATAATGTCAATACTACATCGTATCTAGTGTTTCCATTAGTGTTTATGTAAACATCTCCACCTGTAGTGACAAATAAGTCAGTGCTTGCAACACCATTTACACCGCTTATTTTATCGTTAGCTCTCATTGAAAATTCATATCTTATATTTCTATCAAAATTTGCAATATTTTCTATTTTTTTAAAAGCATTAATAGTACCTAAATTGTAAGATTTTTGATATATCTTTTTGCCATCTATCCAGTATTCGCCCGTAAACTGTTCTTCTGTACTATATTTAAAATAAATGTCCTTTTTCTCAATAGGGGCTGGAGGGACTGAATAATTTCCATTTTTCGTAAATACTGGTAATTCTTCACCATTTTTTAATATTTTTCCAAATATGTTCAAGTCATACTCAATTTGAAATTCACCTTCTTTATCGCAATAGCGTCCCCAGCCGACACCGTTTTTGTGAGGGGGAATATTAAGTATAACTTTACCAATATCTATATCGTGAATTACAGTTACTGTATTTCCAACATTATCAGTAATGGAAACTTCTACTTCATGGGTAGTATTTAACGCATAACCACTAAATACATATCCTTGTCCACTGTTAAACGCAGTTGATTTACTTGTATTGTTGATTTTTATACTTTTAGTTTTTATTGCATTTCCAGTTATAACACAATAAGTAAATGTAGGCTTAACATAAATGTAAGTACCCTTGATTATATCTTTAGTTCCCGAACTGTCGCATCTGTATGTTTCAAAAGTTAATGTCGGCAGTGTATACGCAGTAACCGTGACTTTAACCGTTTTACTTGCTGTTCTTCCTCGACTGTCAGTAATCGTTGCAGTGAATGTTATATCACCGCTTTTATCAACCACACCGGTGGTATATGTATTTTTATCACCACTATAACTGTAATCTCCACCACTAATACTGTAAGTTTTAATAGTACTTCCATATACTCCTGATGCCCCGTTAATTGTTAATTTAATGCTGGATTTTCCTTGCAGATAGAGTGAACCAAATGGATTTACCGGTGTTGCAGTAATACTTGTAAAAGTCGGAACAATATTCGTCGGTATTTTAACAGTACAAGTACAAGTACTGCTTCCTATGTTCGTTCCACCATTAAAGGTATATGCTCGAAACATTATTGTTGTACTGTCCGCACCTGTTACACTATTTAACAAACTTAGTGGTGGTGTCCACGTAGCTGATGTGCTGTAGTCAGCACCTATACCAGTTTCAGGACCACCATTTAGACTATAATAAAGATGGTGAGTAAAATTATCTGATTTTCTATCAAAATAAATAGTTAACGCACTCCCAAAAGTTCCACCATCACATCGTACTCCTGACACTCTTGGAATTGTAGTTAATGTATGTGTATAACCCTGCTCGCTTGAACTGAACTGACTGTGACTTATCCAACCAGTAACGCTTATAGCTTTTGAACCGTCAGCATCATGACTAATAGTAACATCCCATGTACCCAAACGAATCGGTGTTGATGTAATCTTTTGAGAGCTAGTGATACCAGCACTATACACAACACCATTTATACGGGCGTACACCGTCCCAGATCCACTTGTTGTATACCCTGTATTAGTCCTCCATCCATCAACCCAGACTCTAAGAATTGAACTATTTGAATTTATGTCATAGCTTAATTCCTGACTGTTGACACTGTAATTTATATATTTGTTACTTGTTCCATACGTTGCCATTCAATCACCTCCTAAGTCAATGTTAACCCGTCCGTGGCATCATATGACCAGCTGAATGTACCAATATTTAATTTAGTCATTACAATAGCATATTCAATGTTAAGCTGTTGATTTGACAGATATGCTATTCTGCTTCCATTCTGATAGAACCCTAATTCCGTATTAGATAATTTAACAGCAAAGGGACTATTGCTTGCACCTAGTTCTAATACACCATCCTGAAATCTAGCCCACTGTGAAATTTCTTCTTTCGTAGCCAGACCACTTATATTGTCGGTAATACTTTTAATACTGTTTGTAACCAGTGATATAGAACTAGAATTTTGAACAATCTGTGATGATAACTGCTCTATCAAAGTTGAATTGTCAGTAGTGGTAGTCTGTAGTTTTTCAACCAGTGTAGTCAGCGATTCTTTAAGCTGGTTGATCGCAGAAGTATATTCAGTGGTAATATTCTGCTTCATATCATTGATATCACCAGCAAAATCATTAGTCACTTCCCATGTAGTACCGTTCCAGTATTTTAGAAGATTATCAGTTGTATCAAACCATAACTTAGTTTTATCACTAGGTGCAGTAGCACTACGAACCGTACCGTCTGTACCGTCATAACAGTCTGTTAATGTTATAAGCGCATATGCTTTAACAGCCATAAAACTATCCCTCTAACTGCGCTGTATAAGTTGCTTTATTATTAACGTCACCAGCGTTAATCGTTAAACTAGAACCAGTTGCTACAGCTGTTGAACCACCATCTTTGTACCACTTAATCGTTCCTAGTGCAGTTAATGCACTGCCAGTAACTTCTACCCCACCCTTAAATACGCGAGCTGTTAAAGTTGTTGCGATAGCGGTATTTTTAAAGATAACTCCATTTGAAGATTTGATTGCCATAGTGATCGAATCTTCACCATTAGTGCCATTTCTTGAGATAGAATACGATACTGCTGTTTTATTGTCTGAATAGGTTACGGTTGTTCTAGTCCATACGTATTGACCGGGGTTCCCAGCAACTGGTGTACTAGACCATGAACCAGTTGGTACAGTAGTTCCGGAATTACTTGCCTGATATTCTGTAACCGTTGATTTAACTGTAACACTCGTACCATTTGTACCGTTTGTAGGATTTCTTGACACACTGTATGCTGTAGTAGATTTACCATCACTATAGGTTACTACTGTTTTTGTCCATAAATACTGTCCTGAAGGAACAGAAGGAATTGCGGTTGTCCATGAACCGTTTGGCGCAGTCGTTCCCGAAGTACCAACTTGATATGTTATGCTTGTATTCGATACTGTAACACTTGTACCATTATTTCCTTTAAATGCTATCGACCAACTGAATACTTTTTCAATTGTAACATCTTCTGTTTTTACCGGAATAATAACACTTCCGCTCTTAGTTAATGCGCTTGTTGCAGTTATCGTTAATGTTGGTTCTGGTGTTTTCCCATCTGAAACTATACTTAATCCCGTTGGAGCTGTAATATCCCCAACTGAACACACCATTTTATCCGAACCTCTTATAGCAGTTATTTTGCAAGTTAATGACTGAGTTCCTTCTACTGATGTTGTAGTTCCCTGAAACGTATAATTATCATTACTTAAATGTATTGAATAGCCGTCTGTTATATCAAGCACATCTTGCTCTGCTGTTGCTTTTATTGCCATTTACTTATTTCCTCCTAAAAATCTAAAAAACATCTAAATGTTGCTTTTTCATTTATATCATTTGATGTTAGCGTTAATATAAATCCATTGTCCGTTAATCTAGAATCAGCTGGATCTAACGCTGTAAAGTCTGTTTCCTTAATATGTTTTACTTCCCAAAGTATCTTCGCTTTATCGCCAAAATAATTATACATTTTTTGAGATGTATCTATTATTTCACCAGCCACAAATATTTGAACTGTCATCGTAGTAGACACACCAGTATTTTTAAATATATAGCCATTTGAACTGTCTATTTTAAGAACTAATGCATCCTTGCCATCGATATTAAGCATAAACGTTACACTAAGTTTTTTTGTTGCATTTTTATAAGTTACATAGCAAATATATGTTATATATGGACGTCCTTTAGACATAACATTTTTATTTACTGTTAGGATACCGTTTAAGACACTCTCACCCTCTATTAAATCTGTCTCCGTTCCATTATTATTACGTTTCCAAACCAGTGTGCAGTTATTTAAATCTACATTTAATAATCCATCTAAAACCGCTGGGGTAATAACTGCTGGGGTTTCTTCCCAGTTTGGTACATAACTTTCATCATATGATTGAACTGTATTGACACCAGTGACATCCAAGAAACTGCCTTCTAGATTAGCAATATCATTATTATCAGTTATGCTTATAGACAGTGTTTTTCTAGTACCAATCGGTAATGTTATTTCACAATAGAAACTGCCGTTAACATTTACATCGTCAGGTGTTAATATTATCGAACGTTTCCCTTTGTGACTGTTATTCCAAGTTTTATCGCTTTCGCTATCACTCGATACTCTGTACCAGTTAAAACTAATACTGCTTATGTTGTTTGTTTCATCATTATTGCCATCATATACTTTCGCACTTAATGTAATTGTATCTGTTGGCTTGTTTAGGACAGTTCCACTATTATCTAAGGATACTAGGTATTTTTTAGCTTGTAGCTCCTCTTTTATTTCTTCAAAGGCTTTTATTGTCAACTCGCCTTTTTCGTTTAGGTAAAAGCTAGGATTGCTTATTTCACCCTCTGAATCACGTTTCCCAATCTTAATAACACCCGTCTGTAAATCAAGTTCAAACATTTCACCTTGCAATATACCAGTTGTAATAACATTTGCATTGAAATTACCATCAAGGTCAAAGGCTAAATTTTTAAATGTCTTTCCACCATCTTCAGAATAACCTAGACCACCGGCTGTAAATCTCCACAAATGTGTATCATCCCTTAATTCAGGAGTATTCATGATAGTCCATCCTGAAGGAAAACCTTCGTCGTTCATATCAATTCTGTAATAACCGCCCTGATTGCCTAAAATTTTATCAGTAGTATTTTTAAAAGCATTTGTTAATGTGGCATACAGCTTATTTAGTTTAATGTCTGTAGGTGACTGATTCATAACTGTATCTATTTCAGTTTCACCTTTACAAGTTATGTTCGATTTCATGCCCGTAAGCACTATTGTATGTTCACTTAGCAGTACATTATGTAAAACACCATTTTTATCTTCAACTTTAACAATATCAGTTATTTCTAAAGCTGGGTTACCTCGCCACTCTACAGTACATGGTGTGTATGTAAAACCTTTAATCCGCTCAAATATACTGTCTAATATTTCTTGTTTCATATACGGATTTTCGAAAGTTATACCGAATCCATTTCCAGCTACCAGTACATTTTCACTATCACCGCTTGTTAACGAGTTGATTACTATGTCCTCGTCAGTAGTTCTGTTGAAACCGTTCATAAACTGCAAATCATAAGTTATCTCAATACCACAATCCTTGTACCAGTATGCGATTAATTTATCGTCTGGATTTATTGTTCCATTACACCCCATTAAGCCCATCATATAGCCTAGGAATTGTTTACACGTCATATTATCAATATATCCATCAATTATAATGTCCGGTATATTTTTTATATCGTGCAAGATATTACACTGGCTACAAATATCATTTATTACATTCGATAAACTATTAGGGTATTCAATATCAGGTATATATGTTTTATTTAAACGATATGTGCTGTCATAAGCTACAACTGTTATAAAGTCGCTGTTATCTGATTTATCAATCTCAGCTGTGTAATATGTACCCTTACATACATAAACACCATTTACACCACTATAAATTTTTACTGTACTATTTTTTAACGGGATCTTGTTATCAGGCATTTTGAATTTGACAGTTGCTTTATTAGTATTTATTTCACCAATTTTTAAAGTTGATTCGCTACAAGAAATTTCGTCTAAAACAACAGATATGACTTCATTGATTAATTCTGTTGCGCCATTAAAAATAACTTTGGCATTGATAACACGGTCTTGTGCTATGACCGATGAATTAAATTCTTCGTTTGTATTAATCATGCTATTGCCTCCTTTTGTTATAGCACCGTCGTTAATGCTATAATAAAAGCAGAAAGCGAGGTGAATAATTATTGATTATAAAGTTTAAAGGTTTTTGCCCTATGCGTAAAACTAATGTGGAAATTAGCGTTGATTATCTTGACGCCAGTGATTTGAGTGAAAAATACGCTATAAAGGGCAATGGGGATTGTACATATATAAAAACCGGGAAACGATGCGATATTTACAATAAATGCCCAATTATAAAACAAGCCCCTGAGAAAATATCGATTTAAACTCGATATTTTTTCATTTTATCCGTTAAACAAGTAATGTTAAGTTGTTTAACTGGAAATGTAATCGTCATTCTTAAAACATCATCAACTGAATGTACTATAGAATACTTATTAATCTTTCCAGCAAACTCTTCGCCATCAATTTTTACAGATACTTCCCCATGTCCTTTATCGACTATTTCTACTTTATTAATCATGCTATCTCTACCTTTCAATAAAATTTAAATTAATCGTTTCCCATATCCAGCATTTTTTAACCGCATCATATTTAAATATCGGCATAGTTCTATCACCAACATAAGCAGTTATTGTTTTACGCTTGTTTTCAACTGGATCAGGATATTCTAAAGAAAAGAATACTGGTTCAACTGCTTTAAGTAATTTGCTAGCCATAGCATCTGTAAGACCGTTAAATGTACAAACAATCTTTCGCTTAACTGCTTTTCTATCTCTAAACATTTCTCCGTTTTGATTACGTCCTGAGCCTTCTTCACCGTCTAAATCATAAACTTGAAATTCTAATGAAGAAGGGTTGAAACCTACTCCATTAATTTTAATAACATCGTCCATTTCAATCCCTCCTTTAAATTAGCAACGGACTTTTACCCGTTTGTTTAACTATTCCATTGTTATAGTCCACTACTGATTTTCCTACTGCTTTTTTATCTATTTCAACAGTTGTATGAATCTCAAATTTACCGCCACCGCTCATACCAGCCATAGCACTACGCATAGCGTTGTAAACACCACCACTTACTGCACTTACAATTTGATCGTTATTAGCAACTGCTGTTTTCTTACCAATGCGTCCTACTAACTCTGGACCAGCTTCCCTAGCAACGAACATTTGCCCCATATCAGGGAAACCACCGTTGGCAAACTCTTTAATACTGACAATGCCTTCACCACCAACAATTCCATTTACCAGCTTAAATCCATTAGTCTTACTTTTAAATTCAAGCCATGCCACTTTATCTTGTAAAGTTAATCTATTTAACGCATCTAGTTTGGATCTGGCATCAACATCGTCAGATTTAAAATATGCGATATTCTTTTCTAGGTTAGATTTAAATCCTTTACCTATTTCATCACCTTGTTGATCTGTTTTAATTTTTCCAGTCATTAAATCTTTAACTAGATTATCAATATATTCTTGACCTTGCTCACTACCATTTTTTTGTGCTTCTTCCAATTCTTGTTTCCACTGTTTAGCTTGTTTGTCACTACGACCAATGTTGTAATCATCCAGCACTTTTAGAAGCGCATCTTTTTGATTATTAATAAGTTCCTTTTCAGTATCTTTCGCTTTCTTTAAATCATTATACTGCTTTTCTAAACTTTCTTTTTCTTTATCAGTCATCGCATCCCACGCACTGCCTAATTCTTGTTTCATTTTTTCATAGCTTTGTTCGTGAGCTATTGCTTTCTCTGCAAGTTGTGTAATTACAACATTTTTACATTCCTGAGCATTCGCTTTTTCTTCCTCACTCATTAACTCATATTCTTCACCATGACCTTTAATTACGTCATCATATGCCATTAAAGCAGACTTTAATGTATCATATGTCATAGTCACTTCACCACTTTTACCAATGACAGAGCTATATTTACCGGTTAGCAGTTCATAATTTTCTACTAACCCTTTAACTCCATCTTTTTGTAGTGTAGTTTTTGAAATATTAAATTCTTGTGCAGCACTCATTTTTTCTAATGCATCTTTGTTTTCAACTGAAGCTTTGGTTGCATCGTCTAAAGTTTCTTTAGCTTTTATAAAAGCATCTATTGCATCACGTTGTTTTGGAGTTAACTGACGTAATACTTTAGCATAATTTACATTTCCGTTTAAAACATCGTCCAAACTGATGCCCATCTCATCCAAAAAACCACTACATTCTTTAGCAATTTTGTTGTAATCATTTTGAGCAAGCGTTAATTTACTTTGTACCTCGCTTTGCTTTGAAAGTGCTTTTGTATATGATTCCTCATTAGCTTGGATAATGTATTTTTGTTTTAACGCTTCGATATTTTCTAAAATTGCTTCCTTTGATTCCAACCATTTTAAATGACCGTTTTCAATCTGCACTACTGTTTCGCCACATATACTATTTAACTCATCGACTTTCCCTTGTGCATTACCAATTTGTTCTACATTACCTTCACCAAGCGAAATAAGTTCTTCATAAGTGTTTTTTATTTTTAAATAATCTCCTAATGAATCTTTGATACCTTCGCTAGCATTTTCATTAAGTTTTCTTTGTTCATCGGCTAATTTTTTACATTCTTCACCTAATGCCTGAGACTGTTCGATTTGTTTTTTGTATTTATTGTTTGTATCATCGGTTGCACTTGCAACTGCCACTAATGCTCCAACAACTAATCCTAAACCACCAACAACCGCAACTAATGGGTTTTTTGACAAAAACGTCAAAGCAGTACTTAATATACTACTCGCTGTACTGGTTCCAGTTATACTTCCAGCCAATCCGTTAAAAGCATCAGATACCGCGCTTAGCGGACCTTTAGCGGAATTTAATGTCATAAATTTATTAATCATAGTTCCTATCATGTTAGTTGTGCCGTCCGCATTTGTTCCCCAAGACATTAACGTCATTCCAATACCGCAATTTTTTAGCATACTGGCAGTTTGTGTAAATTTATCAAAAACACTTTGTAGAGATTTTATAGAAGTAATTGTTTTATCAAATTTCATTATCGCTATAAATGTGCCTACAGCAGTAGTTACACCAGTCATCAATCCCGGAAATTTCTTAAACATACTACCTATTCCGTCTACTGCGCTCGCCAGTAAATCAATAGCTTTCAATACAGTGTTTCCAGCCATTTTTAATAAGGCTGTAGCTACTTTTTCGATTATGTTTATTGTAGGTCTTAATGCATCTAATACCTTGCTCAGCCCTTTAACAGCCTTAGAAAGACTATCGACCAAACTTGGCACTGCTTTTTCAATACTCCATTTAGCTAATGGCTCTAATACATTTTTATATCCGCCATATAGCAGTTTACTAATAGTGGTGCTCAAATCTTTAAACGCATCTGTGAAATTTACCACACTTTTTACCGCTGGTTTAAAATCCAAAGTATCAGATAGTTTAACAAGATCTCTTGATATATCGTCAATCAATCCCAAGAAAACATTAAATGAATCCCATAGGTTTTGAACTATTTGTGTACCGTTTCCAGCCTCATCCCATGCTGTTCTGAACTGTTTAGCCAAATTACCGACTGTAATATTAATGTTGGTTATGATGCTGAAAATATGATCCATAGTTTCCTCACCAGTTCCATTTTGCCAAACAGTACCGAAACTTACACCAATACTATCTACCAGTTTTCCGATTTCAGTCCATTGATACTCGATTGAATCAAGTACACCCTTACCGTATTTGTTCCAGCTGTTAGTAACTGGTTTGAACATTTCAGCCATTTTTTTAGCCAAACGTTCCATCATTTCATTTGTTTGATTTTCCAGTCCTTTTAGAAAATCATACTGTGGCAGTTCTATATCACCTATTGAACCTCCGCCACCAGCTCCTCCTGAACCTCCGCTCCCTGAATCACTACTGTCATCAGGTTTGTTTATAATGTTAAGTTCATCAAAGCCCATTAACTGTTTCTTTAATTCTTTTACTTTATCGGCTGTTCCACCTATTGCATCGCTTGCACCGTTAGCGCTATCTTCTACATCGTCTAAAGCCCCTCCACCGCCAGCAATACCGCTGTAATCGATTTTAGGCAATTCGAACCCAAAGAAATTAGCTATCGTATTCGCTAGAGCAGTAAGCCACTGTACTGCTATCTGTACATATGGAATAAGTTTGCTTATGAACACACTAGCAATATTCCCCACTGCACGTTTTAGCATTGTAAACTGTTGTGTTAAGATACGAACTGCATTTGCTGGTGTTGCGATTGTACGAGCCATATCGTTGAATACATCAACTTTGCTCGCGTTATTCATTATGGTTATGTAACGCATGATTGCTTGAGTGTTTTGATCCCATTCAGATACTGCGCCTTCAAGTCCATACTTCAAACCAGTCTGTTTAACCATTGCAACACTTACGTTGTTACCATAATCCTTAAGACCTTTGATTTGTCCACTCATCGCCGAATTAATCTTATCGAACGATTCACTAGGATCAACATTCATTAACGATGAATAATCGTATGCTAACTGTGTTAGGTTTTGCGACATGATCTGTGCCTTGTCACTGGCTACATCAAAACCAGTGATAAGGTTATTTAACCTACCTTGAAAACTCATCCATTCACTGGTATCAATCCCCATAGCTCCTTGAACCTTGTTTACAAAGTCTAAAGCGCTTTGAGTTGTTTCGCCCATTGCAACATTGAATAGGTTTAAGTTTTCTACATATCGTGATGATTCTTCAAAAACACTCGTTAAGGCACCAACGACACCTTGGATTACGAATGTCATAGTTCTAAAACTGGCTACCGATTTACCTAATCGACTCATTAAGCTACCGCTTGTTTTGCTTGCTTTAGATGCACTTCTTGAATAGCTTTCCATTTGTGTGGTTGCTTTTTTTATGTGCCATGGTAAATTACTAAATGCTCTTCCCAGTTTAACAGAAACACCATTAAGCGGTTTGATTGCATTTGCAAGCTGTTTCATTTGTGAAGAGAATTTGTTAAAGTCAACTGTATCCAGCTGTTTTGAAATTTCAGGCAGTTTTTTTAACTGATTAAAGAAACTTCCGAAATTCGTCTTGCCTAAGTCTTGTAACGGCTGTATTGCGGTTTTTAGTTTGTTAATATCTTCTGTAAACTTATCAAACTTAGTATCGCCTAAATCTGAAGCAATGACTTTTATATCAGCAATCTGTTTCAATAAGCCAGTTGCACCAGTTTTAAATCCATTTAAGCCCGTAAAACTGCTAGCTAACCTATCCATACCGTTAGCCAGCTGTACAAACTGTGCTGTATTTATACTCTTTGCTACAGCACTAAGATTTTTTAATGTGGTAGACAGACTTTTTAGACTGCTTATACCATTAAGATTATTTTTTAAATTTCCTAATGAACCAGCTAATTTGTCTATTTCTCCACTAGCATTACTGGCATTACTCTCTATTTCAATGCTCAGTTTGTCTATTTCCATTGACATTTTAGATAACCTCCTTCCTTAAAAAAAATTAAGGCTCTCGGTCGGCTCATTATTTAAATTGATTTACAAAATTTTTCATCCATACTTCAGCTCTCGCCGATTCTTCTTCTACTAAATCTTCTTTAGCTTTTACTGCATTGAACTGATACGGTTTCTCTGTATATTTTGCTGGTAATTTTCCTTTATCTCTGCACCACACATTATATACAACTGTACTTACAGCATCATATATGTACATTCCTTGAATCCATGCATCTGTGTTATTTCGTTCATTGCGCAGTTTGTCAGCTTCTCGATAGTATTTAGCAAGTGAAGGATCGTTTTCCCAAAACTGCTCATATGTCATTCCAATACTTAAATAGAATGGAAAAACTTCGTAAAACGTTTCTGTAAATGTTTTTGAGGACGGTTCTTCTAAAATGTCGCCGTCCACTTGATTGCGTTTTTTTCTGTACTGTCCTCAAATAAAGTATTTAATGTTTCCATTGCCATCTCACTTAATTTGTTGTACATTTCATTTTTATCAGTAAACAATTCAAACATTTCTTCAATCAATTCTTTTGATGTGCGTTTATGATTTGCAAAGAAAGCATATTCAAATAATTTAGGTAAGATTGTAACTGGTTTTTTATCTAATTCAGTTAAATTAATTCCATCTGCTTCCATTTTTTCTAATGTTTTTCTTGTGTACTCCAATGTGTAATCCTTATCTTTATAAGTAAAATTAATAACTTTTGCCATATTATTTTCCTCCATATTTAAACTACGAAAGGATTAACCTTCCGCAGTTGTTGATTTTGTTTCCCATGCTGGCGCATTTGTTGGTGTAATATATAAATTTGTTTCCAATACACTGTTAACTGCCATTGCTGGTAACCCCATAGCACTTGGTTGTCCAGTGAAGTAAACAGATTTTTCAAGTCTTGGATGTTTAATTTCAAACCATACTGCTTTGTTTGATTCACTGGCTGTTTTATATGCTTTTACCAGTGTATCCCATGCAGTGCTTAATTCTTCGGTGTAGTTAGCCAAAAATGATAATGCACCACCTAAATCCTTTAAGCCTTCGATATAAGTTTTGTACTCTGTTTCCTTTAAAACTGTAGTTTCCAATGTTTCAGGTTCAGGATTCATTTCAGGTACTTCCTTAATATCAGGAATTTCAATGTAATTTGTTGTTGGTCTAGTTCCAGCGCTAGCTTCTACAGCATATCCAACTGTTACACCAGCAGTATTTAACGCAACTCCCATATTTAATTTCCTCCTATTGAATTTACTTTTTTAAATCTTGCAATTCTTCTGTATATATCACTATCTGCACTTTTTATCGGCTGATTGAATGTTCTTAAATATCCATGCTTTACCAATACATCGTTGATAACAGCCACTATTTTCATGCACTCATCTTTACTATCAATACTTACAACTTCAATTTTGTAAGTTTCGATTGCGACGTTTTCATTTTCATTAAAAGTTGAATAATCAGTATTAATAATATTGTCGCTCTGCATTATACAGACAGCCGGAAACTTAGGAGGCGTATTAGATATTTCCTCACCAGTTATGTAAATATTATCAATGCCATATTCTTCACGTAATTTTGAAGCGACTACTTCAAATACATAACTTTCGTGATCTATCATTATCTAAACACCTCCCTAATAATCTTTTCCATTTTGTTATAACGGAGTTCCATAGCAGTTTCATACATAAATGGACGTGAGGGCATACCGCTTGTAAAACGATATCCACCGCTTCCATCAGGATAAAACCACCCAGTTACTGTTACCCCATTTATTGCATATTCTTTAATGTTATCTCCAGTGTTATATTTCCACCCCATGCTATCACCTATGTATGGATTTTCCTCACCTTTTGGACCTGTACCAAATTCTACAAACATAGCACAATCCCCTACAGATAACATCGCATAACAATTATTTGATTTTTTTGATACAGAACTTAACATATCGCCAGTTTCTATGGCATCAAATTCGAATATCTTATTAATAATTGTTGTATATCCTTCATCAGCTAATCGTTGTACCAACTGGTTAGCTTTTTTATTTAAATCTTGTTTGTACTGCTCCAACTGCTTCAATGCTTTATCAATACCCTTATCACTCAGTTTTACTTTTATCTTCATTTTTGTTGACTTTTTCGATAGCGTATTTTATACAACTGTAGCTTGGAGCAACTGCTTTAACTTTGTAATTGTATGGTTGGGTTTTGGGAATTCCAATCCATAACCGTGTAAATTCATCTATAGTACATGACAAATTGTGGGTAGACATTGTCTTGTCGTACTTTAGATCGTTACCAAAGATATCCTCGTTAGGTTCTCCTTTGTTGGAACTTACACACAAACGCATTGATTCAATATCTCCATATCCTTTAACCGGATTACCGTATTTATCAACCGTTTCACCCACACCGTAGTTTTGGTAGAAAATAGTCTGTTGATTGATTGCTAAATCTCTCATAATATTTCACACTTAGGAAGTATCTTCCCAACTAAAGATTTCGAAATATCAGCAGTATCATATGTACGTGAAATTCCATTTTCAGTACGCTGTGTCTCACCCTCACTGCCCCTACGGTTGAACATTTCAATACACATTTGTACTTGTAAATGCAAGTATCTATTTTCTACATATGTCTCTCCTAACTTGTTTAATGGAATCTCACCATTAGGGAAACGTGCATTAAGAATAACACCCTTGCTTAGTTCCAAAAGCACTTCGATATCATCATCAGTAATCTCAGGCACCAGCTTCTTAAGCATTTCTTTTTGTGTCATTCTTAATCACCTCTTATCCTGATACTGATGTAGATTTTTTCTCTAATTTAACTGCTTTAGTATCGTCTACGAATGCAAAGATACCGTACTTTCTACTGTAGATAGTATTTAACCTAACATTTGCATTACGTTCTTGTTCTACTTCAGTTCCTTTTTTAACAAAGAATTTAACTGCTTCTTTTGTTGCTAAAATAACTGTACCTTGTGTTGCATGATTAGAGTTATATAAAGGAACTCCAGCAACATGTCCAATATATCCGGCACGTGCATAATCTTCGACGTATTTTAAATCGTCTTTAAGATTTTTTCTGATTTCTGCTTTATCTTTTGGATGTACTAATCCAAAAATCGCCATATCTTCTTGTTCGTTTTCAGGGAACAATGCGGAACCGTCAACAAATGCATCAAAATCAAATTTTTCAACTTCAACCTTTGCTGTTGCTTTTTGGAATTCTGCCATAGCTTTTGTATTAGATGTGTTATACATATCTACAGCCATATGATTGACTCCGGTAGTTACTACATTTGGATCAGTCATTTCTTCCTCATCATAGTAAGGGAAACGATTTTGTAACATTTCAATTTCATATTCTTCTTGTGTTAATTTAACTTCAATGTTCTTAGTGTTTCCATTACCCATTGTCAATACTTCTGTACCATTAGTAGCACTGTAACGATTAATTTTCTTTTTAGTTCCCGGTGTACCTACTAACGAATCATCGACAGTACAAAATTTCATTAAATCTAATTTCGATTGATACTGATTTTCAAATTCAGCTGCTAATACGAAATTATCGTACTTTTGGTGTGTATGGTTTAATGACATATTTAATTTCCTCCTTCGGCTAATTGTTTGAAGGTGTCGGGATCGGTATCGAATAATTTTTGCTTATCTTGAATAGATAATTTATTAAATTTTTCTTTTGTCATACCTTCCTCACTACCTCCACCTTCAGGTGTTTTAGTGTTTTTTAATAATTCATCAGTTGTGTTCTTTTTAACTGATTCGGCAAACTTACTTTGATTAGCAATAACTTTTGTGAAATCTCCATCAACCATTGCTTCAGCTGTTTCCTGAGCCAGCTTAGTATCGTAACCTAATTCAACTAATTCAGTTTTCCTTTCGGCAATAGTTGTTTTTCTTAGCAATGCATCATAGTTATTCTGTAATTCTTCATTCGCCTCATTTTGAGCAATCTCTAACTGCTCTTTTTCACTTAGCGTAGAATTATATTTCTTCTTCCAAGAACTCGCTTCTTTGCTTGCTTCATCCTTCAGCTTTTTCATTTTGTCGTATTCTTCTTTATCTACAACTGAATCAGGTTCAGGTAAATCCGCTAATGCTTCCTGAATTTCTTCAAAAGTCATGTTATCTTTGTACTTTTTGCCTAAATGTTTTTTTAAATCCATAATTTATTCTCCTTGCTCTTTAACGTTTTTCTCTAACCTTTGCTCGTTTCCGACCTTCTCCGTCGTTTGCTCCTTAACGTTCTTCTCCAACTGTTTTTCACTGTCTTTGTATACCTGCTGCGGATCAGGAAATAAATCAACAGTTTTAATTGCGTGGCGCATATTTATTCCAGCAGTCTGTAAATTCACAAGTGCTTGCGTCTTGTTTAATAAATTACTAATCTTATTCCGATTAAACTTAATATCTATATCAGCGATACATAACTCGCTGATATCATTATCTTTAGAGCGTTCAATAATATTTTTGATTACCAGCATCATTTGACGTTCACTGTTGCCAAATAACGTTTCTGCACTTTGCGCGTTTTCTTCAGCTAACTGCCACCCTGATTCGCCTAACATTAAAGCAACACCAGTGTTACCGCCACTTGACTGCCCTCTAGCCGGTGTACCAGTAATCTGTAATACTTGCATATATAAATAGTCAGCTAGTGTCTGGACCTCTGTTTGATTCAGCTCTGTTTTTATATACTGTAATATTGGTGTTTTTCCATCGCCTAGTGATTTCGTAGAAATACCGCCTTCTTCTCTAAGTAATTTAAACTGTTCATTATCAATACCGATATCGTTAAACCACAATAAAGACTGCACAAACTGTGCTAAACCGTTAAGACGATCAGAAGTACATAAGTTTATTGCTTCAAGCAGTCCAAGAACTCTTTCAAAACATCCCATCCTTGAATTATCATTTTTGTATTCGATAATTGGAATTGCTCCTATTCCATTTATCGATTCTTCAAGTTTTCCATCAGGGGTGAACACATTTCCATATCTCCCCGTTGTTTTATAAACAAAATTTTCAGTGTAAATTGTGCAGTGAATCATATTATCTTCATCAATCCAGTATGTAACACCCATCATTGGTTCATGAAAAACATCAGCACTATAAACAACGAATGTAAAACGCGGATCCAGATTAGTAATCCGAAAATCACTAACTCCTTTTTTTACTTTGTATGGTGTAACCATTCGATAACCAACACCGCAAATTGAAAACGTTCTTGCCAGCTCCTGATCCTTGTAATATTTGCCTTCCTCGAACATCATTTCATTTAATGCATCTACTACGTTGTCTCCACTTGATTCGGTATTAGATAAATCTTTATTAGCACGCTGAACATAGCTTATCGGTTGTCCGAAAACATATCCGACTTTAAAGTTGACGATCTCGTGTGCGTGATTTTCAACAATTTTATTATTTATTTCAGGTCTTACATCCTTTTGGCGATAAAGTATATTTTGATTTCCCTTTTCATACTCAAACAGTCGTCTTATTTGACTACGGTTTCTTATATGAATAGACATTGCCTTACCCAACACATCATGTATGTTGTCTTTAGTGATTTCCACAGCATCCGTAGTAATCATTTTTCTGCCTTTAAACTGTTCTATTGCTAATTCACCTGTCGTACTACTCATAACACACCCCCTAACTGTAAATAAAAAGAGCCGACTATTACGTTTTTTACGTAATACATCGGCTCATGGCTCTATTTTTATTTAATTTTACTTAATTCAATCTTTATTGGTTTTTTATCTTCCTTACACCATAGATACACTGTTCCTTTTGAACCTTCTTCTACAGCTCCTAGAAGTTTCTTTTTACCCCTTTTTGCACAAACGGGGCAATATATTTCTTTTTTCAATTTTAATTACCCCACTTCCTACTTTAAGGCTACGTACAGATTTTAACCTTGTCAAGAAAAAAATTATATTCCTAAATCTTTTCTACTGAAAGTTGTTACAGAAGTGTATTTTCCTCTTTCTCTTACTTCTGAAAGCATCGCCATACTGTCTGGTGCATCATCATTTTTATTTTTTCCTACAATTTTAAAAGCATATAGATTATTCATAAACAATTGATATTCTTTATGTCTGCGCCCGTTATCTAAATAGTAAAACTCTCTAATTTCAGGTGCACGTTCAAATATACGCGCTTCTTTTCGCTTATTAGTTGGTGCTGATTTACTTGTTATCGTACATTTATAGTCCCTCTGTTTTAATTCATTTTCTACCCACTCAGCATATTCACTCCCGCCATTATTAGCTTCAAACTGAACATACTTAACATTATTTTTGATAATACAGTCTACAATTAATGGTCTTGTTATAGTTTTATCACCATTATTAAATACTACATCAGGTATGAAATCTCCGTTTTCAGTTTCTACGCATACTGGTGCTGAAACATAATCACCACCACCCCACGCAACATCGACCGTCATATAATTTCTTACTGGTTCATCAGCTATTACCCCGTTATAGAAATTCATTGTATCAGGTGTAAATAGTGCTCCATCACGCTCAATAGGCTCTCCCATATACTGTGCTAACCATGATGCCATATCATTATTTCTTTCAAACTGAGCTCTTAACTGTTTGTAGTAGTCTGTGTTAAATCCAACATTATAATTATAATCAAAATTAGATTCGTCGTTTTCATTAAGCGCTGGTAGATTAATTATTTTAAACCTTACCTTTTTACCTTCTTCATCATTCTGCAAGAAGTCCATTCTTAAACCAGCTGGGTCAATAAGTGACCATCTCGTCCCTACCCATACTTTTTTTGCAGTCTGTTTAGCACGAGGAATAAGGTTGTTTGAAACCTTGGACCATGCACTCATCATACGGTCTTTATTTAATGCCTCTTCAATACCGCCGATGAGGTCATCACTGATAAGATAGCCTTTACAGTCACACGCACCATTTAACGTACCATATAACGAACGACATGTAAGTGATTTATATCGTTTTTTTCTGTTGATATCAATTGTTTCTTTTTTTGCGTCAGTATCAACAACACTGCTGTTATTGAATATTTTTTTCCAGTTATACGTATACTCGTCATTTATTATTTCAAGGATACCACTATACATAGCAGAAGTTATAGTATCTGAAAATGCACTGTATAAGTTTGTCAGCTCACTGTTTTTCCCGATTATCCATGTAATGAACATCATGATTATCGTGGTCTTGCCAACTCTCGGCGGCATTGATACGAACAGCTCGTCCAGCTCATCATCTGCCAGTTTCTGCAGTTCATCTACTACCTGTTTGAGTATTTTTCGCCGTGGCTGGTAAAAACGTTCCTCTGGCGGTCTGTCTATTTCAAGATAAATCAGATAGTCATCAAATACATATGGTGCTCTCAGCAGAAGTATCTTTCTGTAAAGTTCATACCACTCTTCACCTTTACGAATGTTTTTTATAACATATTTTTTTATTAATTCGCTGCCTTTGATCAATGACGTATCATCTTCTTCAAGACGACACAGTTCAAAGCAATTATTTACTATTTCAAACTCATTGCCACGCTTTTTTAAAGCGTTGGCTATATTATCTACATACATAGAAAAAGCCCCCTTACCTTAATTTAAATCGGCTCAGGGGCTCTGTTTATTATTCAATTTCATTATAATAAATTAATATTTTATTTGCAAAAAATATTTTACACTCAAAACTCTATCAAACATTTTATATTTATAAATAATTATAATACGTCCTTTTTCCAATACCAGCAAGTCTACAAGCTTCAGTTACTTTATATCCATTCTTGACCATTTCTTTTGCTTTATCAACCTTACCACTTACTTTAGGTCTTCCAAATTTAACTCCTCGTTCTTTTGCTGAATCGATTCCTTCTCTCTGTCTTTCCAGTATCGTAATTCTTTCCTGCTCAGCTATAGAGCTCAAAACCTCAAGTATTATGTTGTTGATCATATCGATTACCCACTCCTGACCATCCAGCTCAATTAATGTAGTAGGCATATTCAATATTTTCAAAATTACTCCTTTATTTTTAAAATAGTTGAATTCATTAACTATATCCTGTTTGTTCCTTGATAATCTGTCTAATGCATGAATATAAATTACATCACCTTTTTTTACGATTGATTTTAGCTTTTGATAGTTTTCTCTGTCAGTATTCTTCCCACTGAGTTTATCAGTAAAGATATTCTCTAATTCAACATATTTTGTAAGGCTATCTATCTGTCTATCTAACTTTTGATCTCTAGTTGAAACCCTAGCATATCCATAAATCATTTTTCTTCACCCTCCATATCCAATACAACAGATCTCGCAACCTTATCACTACCAGTCTTAGGTCTTAATACTATTTCATAACCTAACGCATCCATCATTTTAACTAAGTTTTCTAATCTTGGATTATTGCTTCTTAATATCGTATTCAAACTTGTTGGTCTTGCATAACCCAATGTTTCGCTCAATTCTTTTTGAGTCTTATGTTCCTGTTTTAATATTGTCTTTAATGCTTTTTTTGTATTCATTTATCTCACCTCATATACATTATACTCATAAATAAGTTGTTTGTAAATACTTATTTAAGCGTCTTTTTGTTTTTACGGGTGGTAATGAGGGTGAGATAATACATATTTGCGCTAAAATACACCCCTATGGGTGCAAAAAGGTGGGGTTTAATGCACTTTAATATTATACTTGTAAGCGAGTATTTAATATTGAAAAAATACTTAAAACAGAGTATCGTTAAATTGTAAAAAGAAAGGTACTTTAATATAAGTATCAAATACAAAGGAGGTGATCAACGATGGCAATAAAAAAAGAAGTAGAGCTATATAAAGAGTGGTGCAACACTCAAGGGCTTAAACCTTACGAAGGTAGAAACCTGATAGCTTACTTCAAACGCTAATATGTAGGGGCTTATATAGCCCTTACATACATAGTATATCATAAACAATTAAATATATAAAGAATATCAGGAGGATAGAAACATGGAAAACTTAACTATTGAAGAAATTGAAGCATTATCTATTGAAAAAGTAAAAGCTATTACTTTAGAAAAACTATACGTAAAAGGATTTGATATTTATTTAGTTGATCTGGGTGAGTATTTTGGTTACTCTGCATTAGTTTTTAAAGATAATCACCACGTTTATTTTGCGAATTTATATGGACTGCACTATAGATACAATAGTCCAACTCATGAACAGTTAAAGAAAAAATATATCAGTTTACTAAATAATAAATTGTTTACAGATGAAGAACTAACAACGGTAAAAGATCACGAAGACTATGAGAAGAAAACCTATTTTATTAGAAATTATATGTCACAAGAGTATGATTATTTAACAGCTTTCTGTATAAATGGAATATATAAAGGTAAAGACCAAGAAAAATACGAAAGCGGGGAATATACTGCCTATAGCAATATTGCTTTAGCTTATTTTAAGGATAACAGTTATCAGAATAGAGCGAAACCATTAATTAGTAAATTAGAAAAGTCATATAAAGAAGCCATGGAAAACATTGATAATTTTAAAGAAGCAGTAAGACACGCTTTATATAATTATGAGGCATGTATAACATGCGAATATGAAACAGCTTTAGGATCTATGGGATTAATTTTTGAAAATCTACCAAAAAATAAACAAACTATAGTTTTAGAAGTGTTTAAAGAAATTACAGCATAAAAGCGATAGTGAAACAATGAAACTATACATAATTAGAACGTTTTACCGTTTGCATCTGATAGATCTGAAAACCGCTTTAACCCTAAGCAAGGGGGTGAAATATTAATGATATGGTTAATTAAAGTAATGTTTAATATCATATTCAACATAGTATTTCTAGCACCTATAACATTTATTAAAGTATTTGCATTATGCACTAAGAAAAGATAAAATTAATGTAACGGAGGGATAAAAAATGAAAACATTAAGTTATATAAATTCCACGATAGAAGATATTATTGTTGGAAAAAAATATTATTTTGGACAGCTATGGGACGGCAACGGGGGTGATTCTCAAGGGAACGAACTATTAGAAAGTCGTTGTATTGCTATATACGATGAAACAAACGAGGAAGATAAAATAGTAGATTTTGAAATAACAGAGAATGATGAAAATATATTACAAACAATAGTAAAAGTAACTTTTATATCATAGATAGCTTAACAGCTATCTTTTCTTTTAATCTAAATATAGCATTTAAAATACGTCGTATAAGCGACGTTTTTTATTTACCCTACAAATATAACCATTTATCACAAACAACGCTAATACGCTAATTATATGCGTTTTTGGTTCGATTGTTACCATTTCAATATATCTATAATCATTTTTTAGCTACTAGCCAGAGCGTTTAGAGTTCTTACTATATTTTATGCCTTTGTACATAAAACAGCCCCTACAGTAACAAAAAAATAATAAAAATGCGAATTTAGCAACCGTTTTAGTCACACACTAAATAAATACCAAGCTGAAATTCCCTATTAATGCGTTTCTGTCAAATTTTGGGTACAAAAAAAACGGAAATTAATCCGTTTCTATTACATCAGCTTCAATTATCTCTAAAAGTTCATCAGGTGTTTTAGTTTCACCTAGGTTATTTTCATGTTTAACGATACTTTCGGTCTGATCTTTCATGCCGTAGTAGTTTTTTGCTCTGAAAATATACGCCACTGGGTTCATCTTACCGTTTATTAATAAATTGGCGTCAAAATCAGATAATAATTGACGAATTCTTTTTGCTAAATCAAACCTATCAAACTCCGATTTACTATCTTTTTCACTCCAATTATACAATGTTTGAGTAGTTGTACCGATTGCAAGTGCACACCCTTCCAGAGTTGGTTTTAATTGATTTTTGTAGCAGTCGTTAAAATAAAATTCAATACGTTGTGCTATTTCTTCATCATTCTTAGCCATTGGTACATTCCAGTATTTGAATGCGTGTTCTAAAAGTTTAGCATTTATCGGATCACTGATACTAGAAAGTGATGGCGTATTAGAACGTTCGCCGCCACGGGTTTCGTTTTGATTAATCGGTGACGTAGTACCGTTTATTTTTGCCTTAGTTCTAGCAATATCATTTAATGTATAGAGTTTATCAGGGTCTACATCGATATTTAAAGATTCAGCTTTGTCTAATAATGCTTCTTTAGTTCTTGGTTTATGTTTTCTAGTCATTATTATCACATCCTAATAAATTTAATAGTTTTTTGAATGTTAAAGACCCGTTCATAGCATTATTAATAATATTTTCATTGAACATATGTATTTCCTCCTTAAAGTTAGTAAAGTACGCTTAGTACGCTAGGGGGTGGGGTCGTTGTTATATATATGTAATTATATGTATTTTTAATGTTTTTTAGATATTTTTTAATAACAGTATATATT